GAGTCGGAATGGCGTCACCTGGAAATCAACGCCTTCGATCTGACCGCCTACTGCACTGCGTGATTGGAAAACCTCGGTGGCAACCGCTAGAACCGCCGACTCAACCTCTGGAACGCCTACGTAGGTGCTTGCGCCGGTTAGGGTCGCGGTTCCAGCCGGAATTAGGTTCTTTTTTGCGATGTCGGCATTAGTGATCGCCACGCGAAAGGTCGTATCGCTAAGACCGTCTGCGAGAACGGTGTGAGTGCCGTTGAAAGGTGAGCCAGCATTCGCGATGACGACGCTTTGACCTTCGTTGAATACCTGAACGGCATCGAAGGTGAAGATTGCTTGGTTGCTTTGAAGCTCCACCGAACGAATCGGGCTGGAGTATTTGACGAGCATCGGCAAGACGACCGCTTCTGCGGTATCGATGACGTCCTCCAAAATAGGATCGGAGTAAAGCGAAACGGAGACACCGAGGACGGCGCGGAGTTGACCTACGCTGATAATTGTCGGCACGTGTGCTCCTTTCGGTTAGGGATCCTGGGTGGGCTCGGGATCACACCCACCCAGGACTATTGATTGTTACTAGCTCAGCTTGCGGAAAGCTGTTGGGTAACGGTTGACGACTGCGGCATAACCATAGACGCCGATCTCGATGCGACCATTTGCAACGAGGTTCGCACGAATCTGGACGGTGCCGGACTCATGGAAGCGCATCGCTGCGGATGGGTAAACGAGAGCGTGCTTGACGTTTGCATCGTCACCGGTGTAGTTCGGATCGACGACGAGGTTCAAGCCTGCAACTGTGCCGGCGGTCGAACCCTGTGTGATAAGACCGTTCGCGTTGCTTGGAAGAGCTGCGGCGAAGAGTGGTCGGTTGTCGCTGCCGGTTGCGGAAAGCAAGTATGCGAAATCGATACCTGCGGAGCCGCCTGTTGGAGCAACGAGAAGGCGGTTTGGTGTGAAGCGCATAACGTTATAGGAGTCTGCGATTCCGTCAGCGATTGCTGCATAAACGGAGCCACCGGTTGAGGAAGCTGCGTTCTGTGCTGCGATTTGCGCTGCGTAAGCATCGGTCTTTTGCGCGTAGGACGCTGCGAGCTCACGAAGGAGCAAGTCAACGAATGATGGGTCAGAACGATCGACGAGTTCGACGTTGACGACGTTTGCGCCTGCGAACTTGACGATTGTATCTTCCTGGAAGGTTACTGCGGTGTCGGTTGAATCAAACTCGACGCCCTCACCGGTAACCGCAACGGTCGCCTGTGCTCCGAGCTTTGGCGTGAAAATCTTCATGCCGGACGCTGGAAGTGCTGCGCGCTCGATGGAGTTGATGAACGGACGTGAATCATCGATAACACCGATGATGTCGCGAAGGTAATTTGGTGGAACCATTCCGGTGTTCTCGGAAACGGTAGCGATGTCGAGTGCTGCGACGAGATCGCGTGCATCGGTGTCGCCTTGTGCAGCGCGAACCTGTGCGAGTGCATATTGTCCTGCGGTGACGTTGAGGTTCACGCGAGGAGTGGTGAACATCGGTGCAGACTTAGCCTGAACCTCTGCCACCGGTGCTTCTACCGTTTCGACGGCAGGAGCTGGAACGGTAGTGTCGGACACTTGTTCTCCTTGTGTTGTTGGTTGATCCTCAGAAGCGGATGCCTCTTCGGAAACTTGTTCGTCGCTTGCTGCGACCTCAGCGACTCGCGCTGAATCAATCGCTGGCTCCGTGACCAGGCTGACTTCGATTAGCTTTGCGGATGAAATTACCATCGCACCGTCTTGATTTGCCCATTCGTTGAGCTTCACACCTACTGAGAAGCCATCGCGTAGTCCTTCGGCTGCTTCAACCAAAGCGTCAGACGCGACGGTTGTGTTTGCGAGCTTGAACTTAGCTTCGATGCCGGTGTCGGTGACTTCTGCGCTGAGCATTTTGCCGATTGGCTTGCTCATCTCATGCTCCAGCAAAAGCTTCACATTCTTTCCAAACTGAATTGAGTTCTCGCTGAAAATGGTGCGTCCGGCTGAGGTGTTGCCTTCTTCGCCCCATGTAACGATACGACCGGTGAGCGTGCGTGACTCGACGTCTGCCGCCGTGATGGTCATTGGAAAATTGATCTTCATCCTAAGAGATCCTCTGCTTTCCTGACTTCCTCCACGGTCATCGCTCCGATGCCGGTGAGAATCTGATAAATCTGTGCTCGCTCCAAAGGATTTCCACGAAGGAAATCATCTAGGTCAAAACGAACGCGAGTGCCTGCCGGTGTGAAATCGTCCATCGATAGACGCGACTCGATCGCGGTCAGGATTGGTCGAAGCGAAAAGTCAATAAGCGAACGACGCTCATTCGTGGCGTTCGAATACGTCATCGACGTAGATTCTGCGCTGAGGAAATATGCAGGGATTCCGCATTGACGTGCTAGTTCCAGAGCGATGTATTGACGAGCCTCGCTGAGTTGAAGTTGCTTAGGATCGAAGCCGAGAGCCTGGAGTTCGACGTCAGCATTGAGGAAAGCGGTTGCGCGATTTTGACGGCTGACTTTCCAAGACTCCAGAAGTGCTTTGATGCGCTCCGAAGGTAGGTTCGTGCCGGTCGATTTGAGAACCATCGTTGGGAGCGGTTCTTTTGCATAGATTTCGGCAGCCTTTTCTAATTCAATCGCTGCTCTGATAGTGCGACCGGCACGATTCAAGATTCCGACGTCTGCAAGATTGTAAAACGCGATGATTGAACCGACGCCTTGCATTGGCACGTCTTGTCCATTGACGGTGTAACCGATTACTTCTGTGCCAAGCGGATTCGTGCGAACGCTAACCCATGTTGGATCGATGCGTGTCCATTGACGAACACGTCCACCATCCGAAGCGGCATACATGTCGAGAACCTGACCGTAAGCAACGCCGAAAAGCCAAAGATCTTGTGCAAGGTATGAATAGATCAACGATGCAGGAACGCGAGGATCTGGCTGGCGAAATGATCGCTCGACCGGAATGCGTGAACCTGTTGCGTCATTGAATTTTTCAATAGGTAGTGAACCAACGACCGATGTAATGATTCCGTTAGCGCGTGCAACTGCCGGAACGGATAAAGCTGATGCGCGAGGAACGCTAATCGTGCCGCCTGCGATATTGAGTGCGGTTTGGTTGACGTAGAAAGGTGCGAGAGAAGCTGCAACGTCAACTACGTCGTCAGCTTGTTTTGGAGTGCCGAATAAATCGGATAGGACGCCCATTGATGGATAATTCTAGCACGAAAGACCGTCTAATAAACGAAACCGCCGGCGTCCAAAGACCGGCGGTCGCGTTTCCCGAAGTATCGGACTCCAGGAGCGGATCAAGCGAGTTCAGCCTACGACGATGTCGATCCCATCGTCAACCCGAGTCGCAAGGTGAGTGACCAGGGCAGATGCGACGGCAGCGCAGACGGTTGCGCTGGATGCCCGACGACCGATAACCCATGAACTATCACCACGCTGATATTTCACGGCTGAAAGCACTTGCTTAGTAAATTCCTCCTGACCTGAGTGCCTAAACCTGCCTGAATTGATGGCTCCCGACCATTCGTCGCATGCTTGCATGTAATCGTTGCCGTCGACGTCATGCACCGGAATGCCTGCCGGCATAAGTCGAACCGCGATCGCGGATGCGGTTTGCTTCGAATAAGCAAGCGTCTCGACCTGATACTTTCGAACCCAGGGCGCGATGTCGTTCGCCAGGGCTTTATCGTCGAGAGCCAAATCTGCCTTCCATGTCTGCAAGAGGACGACACCGAATCGGTCGCCGTCGAGCTTCTGAGCCGCAACCAAAGCCGCTTCCTGACGACTAGGGCTGAGATCAATACCAAGCCAGGTAGTTTTTTCAGAATCAAGCACGATCTTCTCATCGCGGCAGGTTTCCCATTGGTCAGGGTCAACGGCACCATTCAAAGTCGTCACCCATTGGCAAAGCATTTCGGTTCGGATGGTATCCGGTTGGTCATTGAGAGCCATTTTGAGATTCTCAGGATGAATCGTGTAACCGAGCGATGGGTTTGCCTGCGCTAAACCTTCCCACATTTTCAAAGATCCGTCGATGGGAGTGTCCGGATGCGCCGAATACTCCCACCAACCGATGTCGTCACCCAAACCGCTCAGAGAGGCGAGAGCGCGATCGCGTAACGAATTCAGGATCACCGATGAGGCGTCACCGGCGTTCGAGTAAATCCAGGTCTGAGGATTCCTTGCTGCCTGGAGCGTATAGCGGATCGATGCCCAGGTCGCTTCGTTTTTATACTCGCGAAGCTCATCGAGGTGGATGGCTTCTGGCTTTGAGATTCCTCGGGTGGCGTTATTGCTCGCTCGGTAGATATACCGAGCTCCGTTCATGAATTGGATTTCTTGTTCGCCATTCGCCCAACGAATCTTCTTCACTTCGCCTGCGAGCTTCGAGTTTTCGACTATATCGACCAGCCGTTTGAAGGATTCTCGGGCTGTGGAGATGGTGTGAGCGGTTCCGATTTGCAGGTCGTCTCCGTAAAGCATGGCTCCGGCGAGAATCCGAAGGATCATGAAGGTGGTTTTGCCGGACTGCCTAGCGATGAGAAGTCCATTGAGGGGATAAGCCCAGCGACCGTTTTCTTTGACTTTCAGGCTATTGATGGCTACGAATTCCTGCCAGGGAAGCAAGGGGAAGCCGATTTCGCGGCAGAAATCGATCATTTCCTGCCCCCGAGAGGGTAAATCATTGAGTTTTGAGTGAATTCTAGGCTCCGTAACACCCCTTATTCCCGATAAGTCCAGATCACTCACGATGCTTCCCCGTCTAGGTTTTTCGAGCCCGATTCCTCGCCGTAGTGGACGATTGTGCCCGTTTGAGAGGTAAAAGAGTCCAGGGGGGTCGATGGTGTCGGTGGCTTATCAAAAAACCTACCCCCCTTTGCATAATTACATTTCGCACACGCAGCAACGAGATTATCCGGTGTATCCGCGTTTTGATCGATGAGTTTCGACCTCGGCACTATGTGATCCACGGTCGTCGCTTCACCACCGCAATAGAAACATATATAACCGTCACGCTTCAGGATCTGACTTCGTAGCCTGCGCCATTGCGACGTGCTTCCGTTGCGCTTCAAGTAGCTTGCCATTAGTGCCAGCCCTTACGAATCAGGTGCCTCAGTGCCTTGCATGCTGACCCTTCGTAGCGATGATTCAAATAGTCGAGATGCGCTTTGATTTGCTTACGAGGTGATAGGTCGCGATACCACGTCGATCGCATCTGACCTAAGCCGTAATGACT